CGGGCAGAAGGCAATGGCTCCAAAGCTTGCAGTGAAATTTGACCTTCCATTGGTATTTTATGGAGAAAACGAGGCGGAATACGGCAACCCAAAAGATCAAAATACCGTCGCAAGGCGTGATTTATCATATTACATACATCAATCTATCAAGATAGGCGGGGTGGATATTGAGGAACTCCAGAAAAGATTTAGCCTAACTCTTGCTGATCTGATGCCCTATCTACCCTCATCAGGATATGATTTGGAGCGCGTTGGTGTGGAGGTTCATTACCTCGGTTACTATATAAAATGGAAACCGCAGGAATCCTACTACTACGCCGTAGAACACGGGGGGTTCGAGCCAAGTCCTGAAAGGACGCCCGGTACTTATTCGAAGTACAACTCCATAGACGACAAAATCGATGACTTCCACTACTGGACTACGTATCAAAAATTCGGCATTGGGCGCGCGACGTATGATGCTGCTCAAGAAATCCGTTCGGGCGACATTACTCGCGCTGAAGGCGTTGCCCTCGTCAAGCGGTTTGACGGAGAATGGCCCGCAAGATTCGCGGACGAAATCAACGAATACCTGTCAGTTCCAGGATTCCCGAAAATGACAAACGAACGCTGGCATGAACTGGCGGCGAAGTTCCGCAGCCCGCATTTGTGGGATGGCGACAAGTTGAGGTATGTATGCGAGTAACCATCGTTACAGGCAGCCGCGCCGACTACGGTTTGCTGGAATGGCCGATCCAGACCATGAAGGCCGATCCGTATTTTGATGTCGAAGTCTTGAAGCTCTGGGGCTTCAGTCACTCAAAGGCGTTCGACCGCGTTGGCGAAATCGACCGCCCAGATTTGCTGATGGTTTTAGGGGACAGATTTGAAATTTTCGGGGCGGCAAGTGCCGCGTATTTGCAGCGCATTCCGATTGCCCACATAGGAGGTGGCGATGTCACCGAAGGAAGTTATGACGACGCTATGCGCGACAATATCAGCCGTATGGCTGCTATACATTTTGTCACGTCCACAAGCGCAATGGCTCGACTCACCTCACTGGGTTATCGTAACGTGCATCTTGTTGGTTCTCCTGGTATTGACTACATAAGAAAAGCGAACTGGCGCGGCCATCATCCGTTCGGCGGCGAGCCGTATGTCGTAGTCAGTTACCAGGCCGAAACGCTAGACGGCACAAATGAAATTACCAGGGTTTTCGGTGAATTGCCGGATTGCAAAGCGGTATTCGTCCTTCCGAACATTGACAGGGGGAATGACGACATTGCGCGCTTCATCAAAAAATATGCGAGGGAGAACGACAACATTACCGATACGGTCCCGCATGGCGAGTTTCTGAACTTGCTCGCGCATTGCGAAGAATTTATCGGTAACAGTTCAGCGATGCTCTACGAAGCGCCTGAACTCGGAATCAAGACGCGGATGTACGGAAAAAGACAGCGCGGAAGGACTATTCCCTGGGGCGATGGGAATGCGTCCGAACGGATTATTCACGCTCTTAAATATGGTGCGCTATGACTTACATCATTGCTGAAGCCGGCATCAATCACAACGGCGACATGAGCCTTGCGCTGCGGCTTGTGGATGAAGCCGCAGCAGCCGGGGCGGACGCGGTAAAGTTCCAACTCTATGACTCTGAAAATCTAGCGCCTCCCGGCGAAAAACGCGATATGTTGAAAACCTATCAGCTTACAGCGGCCCACATGCAGATGCTTTGTGCTTACTCCAGGCAAAAAGGAATCGAGTTCCTTTGCACGCCGTTCGATGAGCAAAGCGCGGACGCTCTAGAACCTCTAGTTTCGCGCTATAAGATAGGTTCCGGGCAGGCGAACGATGTTCACTTTCTTTGCCACGTAGCCTCGAAAGGCAAGCCGATTATCCTTTCCACCGGCATGAGCGAGTTTGCCGACATCCGCCATGTTCTAGGAGCAATCGATGTTCCTGTTACGTTGCTGCATTGCGTGAGCCAGTATCCGACACCGCCGGAAAAGGCAAATCTAGCGCGCATGGTGCAGATGAAGCGATCTTTCGCCGCGCCAATAGGGTATTCGGATCACACCGAAGGTATCGCCGTTGCGCTTGCGGCAGTGGCGCTCGGCGCGGAAGTCATCGAGAAACACATCACGCTGGACAAATTCATGCCAGGGCCAGATCACAAGGCGAGCATTACGCCGGCAGAGCTTGTCTCCCTTGTAGCTGGCATTCGGGAAATCGAAAAAGCCATTGAGCCTGTTTAGACTCATTGCGCGTTTGGATATAAAAAGCCCGAATCTGGTCAAAGGTGTCCATTTAGAAGGTCTGCGCATTATTGGTGATCCGCACGACTACGCGGTGAAGTACGCGAACGAAGGCGTGGACGAAATCCTGTACATGGACATCGTGGCAAGTCTGTACGGCAGGAATCAGCTTACCGAACTTCTGGCGCGCACGGTTGACGACATTTTCGTGCCGGTCACTGTCGGCGGCGGCGTCAAGTCACTAGCCGATGTGAGGCGGCTTTTCAATGCGGGCGCGGATAAGGTGGCTATCAATACCGCAGTTCTGCACCGTCCTGATTTAATCCGTGAGATTGCGGATAAATACGGCTCCCAAGCTATAGTGGTTAGCATCGAAGCCAAAAAAACGCCTACTGGATGGGAAGCCTACACCGACAATGGCAGGGAAAAGACCGGCAAGGATGCTGTTGCCTGGGCAAACAAAGCCGCCGAACTGGGAGCCGGGGAAATCCTGTTGACCAGCATTGACTGTGAGGGCACCGGGAAGGGCATGGATTTAGAGCTTGGACGCGCCATTACGCCCAATCTGGACATTCCTGTCACCCTTTGCGGCGGTTGCGGAAACGCAACAGATGTTGCAAAAGCGCGACAAGTTGCCGATGCCGTGGCTGTCGCTGGCGCTTTTCATTATGGAAAGATGAAGATAGCGGACTGTCGAAAATTTGACATATTGCAAAAATAGGGATTTAATGCGCGAAATCTTCATTTGGACTAGCGCATGGCTGTTGATGGCAAAGGCAGGCCGACAAAAGAGCAGGCCAAAAAACAAAAGACACTGCAAAGCTGGCTGAACTGCATCGCGGCCTATGAGCGCGAATTTAAGCCGTGGGAAAGTCGGGTTGAAAAGATACTCAAGCGATACCGTGATGACAGGCGAGAAGGGGATACGTCTGGGGCGAAGTTCAATATCCTCTGGTCGAACGTACAGACGCTTATCCCGGCGACGTTCTCAAAGCTTCCACAGCCCGATGTTAGCCGCCGCTTCAGGGATAATGACCCGGTTGGGCGCGTTGCTTCACTCATCCTTGAACGCGCTCTTGAGTTTGAAATCTCGCATTACCCTGATTACCGCGCGACGATCACCCAATCCATCTCGGATAGATTCCTTGGGGGGCGCGGGACAGCGTGGGCAAGATATGAACCGCACATTTCTGCAAAGAAAAAAGACCTCCCAGAAGACGGCGACCAGATCACCGAAGACGCTGACGAACCGGACGAAGACCTAGAATATGAATGCGCCCCAATCGATTATGTCCATTGGCGGGATTTCGGGCACTCCGTAGCGCGGACTTGGGAGGAAGTAACGCGAGTTTGGCGAAACGTCTATCTGACACGGGAAGCCTGCGTGGAAAGGTTCGGGGATAAGCTCGGCAACCAAATTCCGCTAGATTCAACCCCTGAAGACCTGAAAAAGAATCAGACACCTGAATCCAGTGATTACGCCAGGGCGCGGATAATCGAAGGATGGGACAAGGAAACTGCGACCGCCATATGGATTTCCAAGTCCATGAAGCAGATTTTGGACAAAAAAGACGACCCTTTAGGACTTGAGGGGTTTTTCCCGTGCCCGAAACCAATCTATGCGACAACGACAAACGAAACCCTAATTCCTGTCCCTGATTTTACACTGTATCAAGACCAGGCCAAGGAACTCGATACCCTGTCAGACCGCATTGATGGTCTAGTGAAGGCGCTGCAAGTCAAGGGCTGCTACGACGCCTCAATCCCAGAGATAGCGCGGCTATTCACCGAGGGCGCGAACACGGACATGATCCCGGTGAAAAACTGGGGAGGCTTTGCCGAAAAGCAGGGCTTGGCTGGCGCTATCAGTCTTGTTGACCTTAAACCGATTGCTGAAGCGTTGCGCGAAGCCTATGGCGCGATGGAGCAAATAAAAGGGCAGGTGTATGAAATCACCGGCATATCGGACATCGTGCGAGGAGCGACTGCCGCAAGCGAGACTGCCACGGCGCAACAAATCAAGAGCAAGTATGCCTCTTTGAGATTGAAGTCCTATCAGGACGAAGTGGCGCTTTACGCGACCGATTGCTTAAGACTCAAAGCGCAGATAATGTGTGGGAAGTTCGACCCGGAAACGCTGGCAAAGATTTCTGCGGTGGATCAACTGAGCGACGAGGATCAGCCTCTAATCGGCGAAGCCATGCAACTTCTGTTTGGCGAGCGGCTAACGAATCCTGATGCGCAACTCGGGCATTACGAAAACCCGGTGCGCTCCTTCCGCATCGAAATCGCTGCGGATACCCTGGTTCAGACGGACGAGGAAGAACAGCAGAACCAGCGCATGGACTTTCTGCGAGCTACCGGAGCGTTCCTGAAAGAAGCAACGCAGACTGGCATGATGGCTCCGCAATCGGTCCCGCTTTTGATGTCGATGCTGAAATTCGGCGTTACAGGGTTCAAAGTTGGCAAGACTATCGAGGGTGCGTTCGACGAGTTTGAGGCGATGGCTAAAAAAGCTGCTGCCCAGCCGCAACCTCAAAAGCCTGATCCTGAAATGGAAAAAGTAAAAGGCCAACAGGCGATGGATCAGCAGAAAATGCAGATGCAACAACAGATGAATCAGATGGAAATGCAACGCGAACAGGCGAGGCTTCAACAGGAAGACGCGCTTGAGCAGCAGCGGATGGCATTTGAGCGCCAAATGGCGCAAAGACAAGCTGCTGAAGAAGCCGCTTTTGCCAGATTTGAAGCGATCCTGAAGGCGAATACTGCTATTGAAGTTGCCCAGATCGGAGCGCAAGCGCAAGCCAAGGCTACGGCTAACAGACCGGAACCAAGACAATGACGCAGAAATATGTCGCCGTTGGCAACAAATGGGTTCCTGCCAACGAAGCCGCCGTGGAGAAAGAATGTAATGCTCCCATGATACAGGGCGCGTTGAAGCCGTTTATCTCAATGATTGACGGAAAAGAAGTGACTAGCCGCCTGGCGTATCGGGCAGAACTGCGGGCGCACGGTTTAGTGGAAGTCGGGAACGAAATCGATCACTTGATGAAGCCCCGGACGCTCACTGACGTTGACCCACAGCACAGACGGGAGCTAATCAAAGCGCAGATCAACGAATTGGGCTACAACGGCTTAAAGAAAGCGTTGAAGCGCGACATCGATTTCATCAAGTGGAACTCACGAACTTAGGAGATTCAAATGGCATATGCGCAAACAGTAATGTCTGGTGGCTTTTCAGCTCAAAGCGCGGTGGCGCTCGCGGGCGGTGTCGCAACGGCTTTGACGGCTGCCGGCACCACACAAGGAACGGCCTTGACTCTTGGAAGGTTGGACACCCATATGATAGGGACGTGCGCTGCCGGCGCTGGAGTTGTCCTATCTTCAGGTGGCCCTGGAGATAATGTGACAATCTTCAATGGCGGGGCCAACCAATGTCTGGTCTATCCGCCGTCCGGGGCCAAGTTTAACGCGCTTTCGACGAACGGTAGTGTCGTGCTTCCGATAAATACGGTCTGCATTTGCAAGTGCGTATCGGCTACGCAGTGGCTCTTCAACCTGTCGGCCTAATCGGAGATATAAATGGAACTGCAAACTGAGCAGACTACTCTGCCCGAACCAACTCTGCGCGAGGAACTGGCTAAAAACCTTGCGGCGGTAAGCGAACCCGTTGAAGACACGGGAGAAGAACATACCGAAACAGCAGAACAAAAAACTGAAAGACTGAGGGACGAAGCAGGGCGATTTACTGCTAAGACGGACACGGAGCCTGTTAAACCAAATCCACTTCCTCAGGCCGGGGCTGTTCCCGAAACTGTAAATCGCCCTGCTCGTCCCTCCTCTTGGAAGAAGGATTATTGGGCTGACTACGACAAAATAGCCGCAGAAAACCCGAAACTAGCTGCCTACCTGAATGAACGGGAGCATCAATTCGCTTCTGGCGTTTCCACCTATAAACAGGAATGGGAATCCGCCAAACCGCTGATTGACGCAATCGCGCCGTTCCAACCATTGCTTCAGCAACATGGCATTGACCCTGCTCAATGGGTTTCAAACCTCGGCAACGCGCACCATCGCCTTGCTTTGGGTAGCCCGCAGGATAAGGTGGCTATGTTCCAGCAGCTTGCGCGCGACTACAACGTGCCGGTGCAGCTCGCTGTACAGGACCAACAAGGACAGTGGCAGTTGCTAGGACAGCAACAGCCGATGCAACCGCAGTTTGACCCGTCCATCATACCGAGGCTGGTACAGCAGGAATTGATGGCGGCTTCAACAAAACAAGCATTGGAGGCTTTCACACGGGAGGCTCCAGATAAGTATCCACATTTTCAAACGGTCAAAGCGACGATGGCAGGATTACTCCAAGCCGGTTTAGCTGATGACCTCCCGAGCGCGTATGAAGCTGCGCTGCGGCACCCGAGGCATTCTGACCTGTTCGCTGAAATGCAACAACAGCAAACAGCCCAACAGGAAGCGGAAGCCAAGGCTGCAAAGCAGGCAAAAGTTACACGCGCCCGATCCAATGCAGTCAGTACCGGCACCGCCACACCTGGCGATACCGGGAACACTCCAGGGGAAAGAGGTCTGCGCGACGAAATCCAAGCGAATCTTCGTGCGGTTATCGGCGGCAGAGTCTAAACCTATTTAGGAGATTGCTATGGCTTTTGCCAATAGTTCAATCACGGATGTCATCGCAACAACCATCCAGAACCGATCTGGAAAACTCGCTGACAACGTGACCAACAACAACGCCATTTTGCGGCGTTTGAAAGCTAAAGGGAATGTACGACCCTTCGGCGGCGGTAACGTGATTTTGGAAGAAATCATGTACACCGATTCATCGACCATAAACGCTAACTCGTATAGCGGCTATGAGATTATCAACATCACACCAAACAGTCCGATTAGCGCGGCGCAGTTCAGCATCGCGCAGTATGCCGGCGCGGTGTCGATATCCGGGCTGGAAATGCTGCAAAACTCCGGAGAACAAGCCATCATCGACCTGATGGAAGGCCGGATCAAAGTGGCAGAAGGCCAATTGATGAACCGCATTGACTACGATCTGTACCAGGATGGCACCGGCAATGCCGGCAAAAACCTCACGGGTCTGTCGGCTGCGGTCACTACTGCCGGCACCGGGACATATGGCGGTATTCCACGCGCTACGTGGTCATTTTGGGCGAACCAATACTACCGTGGCGTGACGGACGGCGGTGGAGCGGTTTCGGCTGCAAACATCCAGCAATACATGACGACCCTGGCCCTACGGTGCGTTCGCGGCAACAACAAACCCGATCTATGGGTTGCGGACAACATCTACTATGGCTTCTACGTCAACTCGCTGCAAGCTATCCAGCGCATCACATCGGATAATGGCGGCGGGGGCGCGGGTGCTGGATTCGGTCCTGAACTCAAGTTCTACGGCGGCGGCATGGCTGCGGATGTAGTGCTTGGTGGAGGCTTATCGGGCGCGGTTTCCAGCACGGTCTCAACCTCGGGCCAAACGGCTTCGACGATGTATGCTCTGAATACGGACTACATTTTCTTCCGTCCCCACCGCGACCGCAATTTTGTGCCGATTGGCGGCGAACGGCAGTCAGTCAACCAAGACGCTA